AACAACTAAACAACTAAACAAACAACTTACCTACTGGTACAACTAGCCCCTTCGGGGCAGGGATGGTGTCCTATAGTAGGTCTATAGTAGGTCTATAGTAGGGCTTATTAGTGTTTAGTTAAAGGGGTTTGTAAGTAGGGGGTTAGTGAGTAGGGGTTTCATACGGTAGCAGTTGAGCTAGTATAGTCCTAATATAGGGGGTTACTTTAGAGGATGGTTTGATTGTTCTCTATTGGTGAGCCAACCTTGATTAAATAGGGAAGTAACCCAACTCTGTTATGCAACACACATAATAGGGGGGTAGTGATATGCAACTGTGATGACTGTCTAGTCAGAGTTACTTCTATTGGTGAGCCAACTAGAATAAATATAATTAAATAAGAGGGGAAATCAAGTAATGATTGATAGGAAGTTTTTGTATAAGTTAGTAGATAAGATCAATGTGGCACAGAAGGCTAAGAATAATCCTTCTCCTTTCTGTAAGTACTTGAGAAGATATGAGGGTGATAGAGAAGAGTTAGCTAATATAATATTAGAGGCTGTTGTTAAAGGGGTCTCTAACAGAGAGCAATTAGTAAGTATCGGTGAGTCTGTAGGTACTAAACTGCTGCACTTAGAGGGTATTAAGATGTCTGTTCTTACCTTTGGTGGTGACTACAAGAAGAAAAGAGAGTTAATTAAGGTAGGTATAGAGGCTGTTGGTTTATTACAGGTATGTGGTTGTATTAGATTAGCTAAACCTATTAAGATGGGTGGTAAGAATGAAATGTTCATGATAGAACCTGCTTGTGATGAGTTTCTTAAGCTTATACTTGTTTCTGATGAATCTTTAGGGGAATTCCCTACTGAACAGTACACGCCTTGGGAGACACCTTGGAAGGGTGTTAACTCTATTGTCAAGCGGATGCCTGTAGGTTGGGATGAGAAGTACACTAAGGAAGTGATACCACATGTCTATGAGGCTCTGAATAACTACGGTAGTACCCCATTTTTAATCAACGAAGGGCTACTTAAGACTGTGTCACTTATGCAGGATGGTGGGCATTGTTGGATACCTGATGATGTACCGCAGGGGTTAGTGACTGAGGCTATCTGTGACTTAATGAAGGTTAAGAATAAAGAAGACTTTGTTAGGGATAAGAAGTCTGAGTGGGCTATGGCTCAAGGTATTAACAAAAGGCACTTGGATAAGTTATCTAAACAGATGGCTAAGGATTGGTATACAGAGAAATCGGAGCCTTTGATTAAGATAATTGCTGCACACTCTAAGAGAAGAGAGTTTAATATGGTTCTTAAGAAGGCTAATATTATTAATGAAAGAAGTAAAGGTGCATTGTCTTTAGAGGATAAACCCTTCCACTTTGACTTCCAATTAGACAGTAGAGGCAGATTCTATCCTATGCAACAGTGGTTAGAACCAACAGGTAGTGACCTCTCTAAGGCTTTACTGCAGTTTGCTAACCCACAAGAGTGGTCGGAGGGTGTGGAGGCTCACTTGGCCTACCATGTGGCTAATTGTGCAGGTATGGATAAGCTATCTAAGCAGGATAGGGTTAATTGGGTTTATGATAACTATGAACCTATAAGGGATGCTATTGAAGACCCACTTAACTCTGAACTACTTATGAGGTTACAGGGTGAGAAGAAGACCAAGTGGCAGTTCCTAGCAGGTGCCATGGCCTTTGTAGATTTGCAAGAGAATGGTAGATCTGGGTGGATGTGTAGGATCCCTGTTGGACTAGATGCTACCAACTCTGGCCTACAAATTCTATCATTCTTAACTAGGGATAGGAAAGGTTGTCAAGATACTAATGTAATCCAACACCCTACTAGGGAGATTGGTGATGCCTACGATGAGGTGTGGACTGTTGCCGTTAACAATATGTATAAGATGATTGATAAGTTTGATGAAGAAGAAGACGAAAAAGAGATGGATAAGAACCTTGTCACTGCATTTCAACTTAGGGATTACATAGAGTATGGCTCCAGAAAAGTCACCAAAAGACCTTGTATGTCCTACTATTACTCAGCAGGTGAAGATTGTATCAGATACCAGTTGTACAATGATAGGGCTACGTTCGGCTCTGATGCCTTCTCAAACATGCAATTTAGAGACGCTAGGCCTTTGTCTAGATGTATCTTTAAAGCACTTGACGGTAAAGATGGGGCGTACCCACCACAGGCTAAGACACTTAAAGTATTCCAAAAGACAGCATGTGACGCAGTTAAGAATGCTGAAGATGTCTACTTATCTTGGAAGACTCCGACAGGTTTTACTGCCTTCCAAGGTTACGGACAAATACATACTGAAAGGTTAAGAGTAAGGTTTGGTGATAGAAGGTTGATGATAACAGTAGCCTTCGGCTTTAAGGGTATCTTGAAGAAAAGACATAAGACAGGCATCTCAGCTAATATTGTTCATTCGCTTGATGCCTCTCTCATGACTATGGTGTTGTCTAAGTTGGGCCGCATTGGTGTTACCGACTTCATGATGATTCATGACCAGTTCAGTGTACCTGCGAGTCACGTAGATGCCCTATTTGACGAGTTTAAGATGATCTTCATAGACACAATAGGGTCTGGGACTTTATCCTCTATACTGGAAGATTTGGGATCCGATGACTCTGAGATTATCTACGGAGACGTAACAGATGATGAAGTCTTACATGCTAACTACATCATCAGTTAATCTTATCTAACCACAGTCTGGTCTGAATTGATCTGATACGGGGAATGAGTAATCTTGCTTATTCCCTTTTTTATCGTCTAATTCATTTAAGAAGTTATCAGCTTCTTTCACATACCAACGAGGTTCCCACATTTCATTATGGTTGTATCCGAAGAATCCATTGTCTTTATATTCGTTGCTGCCGAAGTTATCGAAGAATCCTGCATATGCAGTTGTGTATAAGCTAGTTAGTAGTACTAAGCCAGTAATAGTCTTTTTCATTGTAATTTCCTATAGTTAAAAGTGTTTCCTTCTATAGGTGAGCCAACCATATAAGTATATCCTAATATAGATTAAAATGGTTACTCTTTAAATAAGGAAGATGAGTGAGTTGCTATTAGAGGTTCCTCGGGGTAGGCCTCTACTGGTATACGCTTCTCACCTATCTCTTGCCACCCCTTCCACGTTAGCGGCAAATCAAATTGATTCTGTTTTCTACCAAACCCCGTAAGGTGAAACCAAATCAAAGACGAGTGAATTATATCACGCTTTTCTAATATGTCAAGCTTAATTTTAAGGTTGGCTCACCAATGCAGAGAACAGACAGAAATCAGAGGAGTTTTATGAAGGCATTAATAGATGGTGATGTGTTGGTTTACCAACTGGGGTGGGCCGCACATAACAAAGAATGGGAAGTTAAGAATAACAAAGGTGACGTACTAACAACTGAGCCTACTAAGACAGCTTGTAATAGTTTTATCAAAGAAATGACACAATTCAGTATAGCTACTGATGGTTTCAAAATAGAACTAAAGAAGGAATGGTGTAATCCATTAGAGGAAACATTGGAGGCCTTAGATAAGAAGATAGCTTGGATTGTTAAGAGATCTAAATGTACTCTCTATCAGATGTACATCTCAGGCTCTACAAACTTCCGAACTGAGGTAGCTACTATTAAACCCTATAAGGGTACTAGGGCTAGTGAGAAACCTCTTCAGTATCAAGAGATTAGAGAGTATCTAAAGACTAAGCATGAGGCTATAGTAAGTGAGAACGAAGAGGCTGACGATTTGTTAGGAATCGACCAGACAGAGGATACATGTATATGTACTATCGATAAAGATCTATGGACGGTACCTGGATGGCACTATGACTTTAGGATTGACTTATTAGATTGGGTCAATGAGAAGGAAGCAGAGTACCACCTACAGTACCAATTCATATTAGGTGACACTGTTGATAACATACCAGGGATTAATGGATTAGGGAAGGTCAAGACCAAGAAGTTACTTGAACCCTCCACTAATAGGTGGGCTGACATAGCCGACCAATATAGAAAACAATATGGTAAGGATTGGGAGGAATCCATGCTTGAGGTAGGTAGACTTCTGTACATAAGACAGAATAAAGGTGAAATGTGGGAAATTCCTAAAGACTGCTACGAAAGGGTTAATTAGGGTTGGCTCACCATTGCATATAACTAACGTAGAAGATGTGAACAACTACTTTAGTTTCTGCATTCAAAATAATATAATAATAATCGTGAGGAAATAAGATGGCAAAGCAAGAAAAGAAAATACTTAGAGATGTAGAGTTACACTGGTGTTCGGTAGATTCGAGCAACCCAACTGAATCATTTGAGAAACTGGTTTGGACTGTAACGGCACATGTAGACAAAGACACAGCAAAGGCCTTGAAGAAGGACAAACTTATCCGTAACTTGAAAGAAGTTGAAGATGAGAATGGTGACGAAACTGGTATGTATAAGGTTAATATCAATAAGTTAGCTGTATCAAAAGAAGGTAAACAATTGGTTCCACCAGGTGTGTACATTGCAGATGAAAATGGTAATGCAGAGGTATTAGATACTAGTGTAGTTGGTATCGGTAATGGTTCAATAGGTCATGTTGCCTATACTGAATACTCTTGGGAATACAACGGTAACAAAGGTAAGTCGATGAGCCTAAACAGTGTGATGGTTACAAAGTTAGTACCTTATGTTAGATCTAACGATGCTGATGATTTTGGTTATAAGATGGCAGCAGGTAGTGAGTTCTCTCATAACGAGATCAAGGAAACTGTAACTGAAGAGGATGTATTCTAAGTATAGATAAAATATAAATAAAGACCCCATATCTTACTTAAAGGTGTGGGGTTTTTTTATGTCTGAGAGGGAATATGGCTAGAGTATTCGATGATGAGGATAAGGGAAGATTAATTAAGTCAGACCAGCCATGTGATTTTGACGGCTGTGATTCATCTGACGGAAAGGCATACTATGACAACGGAGATAGGATTTCATCCCATTGTTTTGTATGCGAGCAGTCGAGAGTGGAAAAATATAAAGATAGCTATAAATGGGAGGCACCAAAGGTGACAACAGACTTTGAAGATATAGAAGCAGTAAATGATATTAAGAACGACTTCGAGACTAGAGGTTTTGAAGAAAGAAAGATACCTAAGGTCATATCAGAGGCCTACGGTGTGAAGGTCGGCTACGATAACAATAGAAAGATTAAGTACCACTACTACCCTGTACTAGATAGTAACAATCAAATAGGTGGTTACCAGAGAAGGGATGTGACCAGTAAGAAGTTCATCGGTATTGGTAAGGTAGGTAATGAGCAACAACTGATTGGTGCAGACATATCTACCTCTAAGAATATGCTAGTTATCACGGAGGGTGTATTGGATGCAATGTCCTATCAGACAGTTCTATATAAGAAATATGATAGGTTTTTCCCTGTTGTAAGTGTTATCAATGGTACAGGTGGTGCTAAGAAACAAATCGCCCACAACTTAGAGTACATCAACTCTTTTGATAAAGTAGTCCTGATGTTTGACAACGATGAACCAGGTAAGAAGGCAGGCTTTGACTGTGCTAAGTTGATTAGGACAGGTAAGGCTTATATAGCTGATCTGGGGAAACATGGAAAGGATGCCTCTGATTGCCTAGTCAATGGTCATGATAAAGAGTTAGGCAATTCTGTCTGGGAAGCTAAACAGTATTCACCTGCAGGGATCATTAACTCTAAAGACACTTATGAAGAGTTCGTTAAGGATAGAAGAGAGGACTCAGTACCCTACCCTGATTGTTTTGGTAATGTCAATAACATGACTTACGGTAGACGTACAGGTGAGTTGACTATCTTTACAGCAGGTACAGGTGCAGGTAAGTCCACTTTCTCTAAGGAAGATATCCACCATCTGTTGATGACCACCGATGACCAAGTTGGTATTGTGTCACTAGAGGAGAGTGTCAGAGAGACAATGGATAGGATTGTGGGCGTTCATATCAACCACCCTATCTATCTACCTGACGCCAACTTTGATCGTAAAGGAGAGGAAGGTAAGAAGGCTTGGGATGAGACAATGGGGTTAGGTAGATTGACCCTGTTAGATCATCAGGGTTCTGTAGCTGATGATTCTCTTATGACTAAGATGGAGTACATGGTGGCCTTAGGCTGCAAGTGGTTGTACTTAGACCATATCACTATGGCTGTATCTGAGGTAGATGGTAATCAGAACCAAGCTATGGACAAAGTTATGTCTGACTTACTTAAGTTATGTAAGAAGCATGATGTATGGATTGGTGTGGTTTCTCACTTAAGGAAGGCACCTTCTGGTGGTAAATCCTTTGAAGCAGGGGCCGAGATCACTGAAGATGACTTAAAGGGATCTGGATCACTTAAGCAGATCTCAATGCAGACTATAGCCTTCTCTAGGAACAAACATGCTGATACAGAAGATGCTAGACAAGAAGTTAAGATCTCCGTGCTTAAGAATAGATTCTCAGGGACTATTGGACCAGCAGGTAAGGCTAGATATGACAGTGCTACTGGGAGGTTGTACAAAGTACTTAGTGAATTTGAATAGGGGGTAATTATGAGGTTAGTATTTGACTTAGAGGCTAACGGTCTCATGGAAGAAGTTGATAGGTTGTGGTGTATTGTCACTTATGACCTGGATACCCAGAAGACCTGTGTGTTTACAGATAACGACAGGGGTTGTAAAGGTATCTCTGATGGACTTAAGATGCTACAGGACGCTGATACACTTATAGGTCATAACATAATAATGTATGACTTACCTGTTCTTGATAAGTTGTTCGGTATAAAGTTAGAAGGCAAGATTATTGACACCTTCCTACTTAGTCAAATGTTGGACTTCAATAGAAGACTTAAGTTCTCACAAGGTAGACACAGTCTTAAGAACTGGGGTGAGTACTTTGACGTACCTAAGCCCAAACAAGAACAATGGACTAAGTGGGAACCAAGTATGCTACATAGGTGTATAGAGGACGTACGTATTAACGTACTAGTCTATAGGCACCTTCTAAAGGAGCAGAAGACCGTTAAGGTACCTAAGAGTACCATGCTTAGAGAGATGAAGGTTGCCTCTATTAGTGCCCAACAGGTTAAGAACGGTTGGTTGTTTAATAGAAGGTTGGCTGAGAGACATATTAACTTCTTAGATAGGGAGTTAGATAGGATAGCTAACCTAGTGGAACCTCTGCTGCCAAACATTGTCAAGTGTAAGGATACTTGGGTTACCAATGAAGAGTGTAATACACTTATGGAAACTAAGGGTATTATCTATGATTCTGATCTGGGTTCTAAGAGATTAAGAGAACCTAAGACCAAGTTGTTCACTATGGCAGGTAAGGTACATAGTAATACAGCTAAGTGGTTTAATATATCACCTGATGATGTACATCTAATTGGTGGTCCATATTGTAGGGTTGAGTTTATACCTACTAAAATGACTCAGACTGCTGAGATAAAGAAGTTCTTGTTTACTCAAGGGTGGCAACCTACTCAGTGGAATATGAAGATCAATGAGGATGGTGAGAAAGAGAGAACGTCAGCCAAGCTTACTGAGGATTCCTTTGAGTCTATTGAGGGTGACATTGGTAAGGACTTAGCACTACATGCTATCTATAGACACAGAAGAAACACTATCCTCAACATGAAGGATGATAAGAAAGGTTGGTTAGGTGTCATGAGAGATGATTCAAGAATAGAGTGTATACCGTTTACTTTAGGTACTGCTACAGGTCGTATGTCTCATAGGAAACTTGTTAATGTACCAGGGGCTAAGTCAGTCTTCGGTAAGGAAATGAGAGAACTATTCATAGCACCTAGAGGTGATGTCTT